CGATTGTCATTGGTTTATGTCCTTAATTTCATTCATCCATTCGGTTAGTATTTCCGCCGTCCAGACGGGCACTGCGATTGTGCGCGTGCGGCCCGGGCCGCGCCGTGCAGCACCTCGCCGATAGCGTCTTCACGCGCCTGCGCGTAATCGTATGACGGGCCGGACCGGATCGCCGTTTCGCGAACCTGCAGAATGCGTTCGAACAATTCCACAAGTAAAACAACATCGCGTCGCGTCAACATCGCGCTGTCTCCTTTATCCGTTGATTTCGTAATGTATGCTGATCGACGTAGTTAGCAGACACAGCACCAGTGCGGTTGTGCCATCCGGCGGATAGGATGACAGGATCATGTTGCCTTTGTGCTCTCCGCACACCGAAACACACCAGGTACCTGCAAAAAACGATGCAGTGCCTTTAATATCATGCGATGTGACACCGGTGTGCTTGTCCGCGTGTGGCGTAGCGATCTCGAACGGTTCTGCCAGTTCCGGTATCTCGTGGTGCCTGAACCATAAATACAAACTGCGGATCGCACCGCGTTTTACATTAGGTTCGAGCATTACCTCCATACGTCCCCAGCGTTCGTGCTTCAACTGCGGAATGGGTATACGGTAGTCCCATCCGTACTTTTGGTCCTGATATTGTGCCGCATCGCGGAACACCACAGGCTTATCGGCTTTCTTTGTCATCTTTCAAGCTCCTTCATCCATTCGGTTAGTATTTCCGCCGTCCAGACGGGCACTGCGATTGTGCGCGTGCGGCCGCCCTTGCCGGTCAGATTGGCTATCAGCATACGGCCGCTGCGGGTGACAATGTGATCGGTGGTAAGCGCGCAAGCCTCGCTCCTGCGCAGGCCGCAACCCACCAGCAACGCCAGCACCGCGCGGTCGCGTTTGCCCTGTAAAGTGCTGCCATCCGGCGCCGTCAGCAGCGCGTAAGCCTGCTCCGCATTGAGCCAGCAACCCGTTTTTGTGCCGCGCACGGGCCTGGCGCGGATACGCTCTATTTGTGCTGCGGTTGTTTGTGCGATCCACCCGAGGTCGGCGGCTTCGCCTGCCAGCCGTTTGAGCGCCGCCAGCGCCTGGTTCAGCGTTGCAGCGCCTTTACCCTGCGCGGCGAGCGACCGTAAATGCCGTTGCACGGTTTCGCGGTCGAGCGTTGCATTGCCGGCGCGCATGTAACCGGCGATCTGTGCCTTGTAACTGCGCTGCGTGGACGGCGACAGGCCGGTCAGCGCTGCGGCGATACAGCGGGCCGGAAGATCGGTGGCCGCAGGCGTGGCGGTCACGGTTGTCACGGCATTCGCAGTCGCGGTTGTCATTGGCTTTTCTGCGGTAACCGCGCCTTCCAGAAACCGTTGCATACGTCTGTACTGCAACCCATGAGCGCTACGGTTACATCCTGTCCGTCTTCCGTTTCGGCTTTGAACATGGCCGGTCTGTACGCAATGCTGTCGCTGCCTGCGCGTTTCGGCGTTTCAAAGTACACGGTCACCTCGCGTACGGGTTTGTTCGTACCGGCATCGGTCACCTTTTTGAGCAGTGCGCATACCTCGTACAATTGTTCGACCGCGAAGCTGCAGGCGAACGCGGCATTGCGCGGGTCGGATATTACGCGATCGATGTCCGGGAAGCGGTTGCCGGTTTCGTTCGCTTCCGCGCATTTGACAACAGTGCTGTTAGTACCATCGCTTACGGCAAGCGCGAACCCGTCCGGCGACTGCGTAACGGCGGCGCACGCAAGCACGGGGATAGTGTTTTTGGCGGGTATCGCCCCGGCCAGCATTTTTGCGTCGCCGGCGGGCAGCAGCAGGTGCGGAAATATGTCGGTCGCGGTTGCTTCGCCGTTACCGGGCACCGGGAACGATTCGGCTTTCAGCTCGGGCACGGCTGCAATCCGCGCGAGCTTTATACCATCGGTCGCCGCGGTGTACTCCGGGGCGATCAGTATGTTGGAAAGCCTAAAGCTGTTTTGCTCCGTTGAGCAGAACGCGGCTACCGCGAGGTTGTGTTTATTCAGCATCGGTTCCTTTCCTGTCGCCGAACCATGCACTGGACAGCCTTGTATCCTGACCGCGCCCCCGCTGGTGATCGGTCCAGTAGCTTACGCCGTTAACGGCGCCCCACAGCGTATCGCGTGCGGTTACAAGATCGCTGCCCGGTGAGCTTAAGATTGCTTCGAGCTGCCGTACCCATGCTGCCATAACCTAACAGGCAAGTCAAGTATATAATGATGTCAATAGCGAAAGTATTTGTACAAGCGGCGAAACGGTAAGGCAGGTAAACCGACAGCTGGCACAACAGGCAGCCAGGCACATTGCAGCCAAGCACAACGGGAGCAGGATGTTCAGCGAAACGACGGGCGAAGCCCGGCGTAAGCTGCACAGACTGCGACCTATAGCAGCAACCGTGTAAGCGCACCGCAGGCCGCAGGCGACAGCAGACCTTGCAACATGCAACATCGCTTGCAACCCGTATGCGCATCGTGCTACGAATTAACAGGTTCGTGCTACGGCAGTGAGCCTGTTGACCCGTTGCGTATCGACGGTAAGGCAGCGGCGCAGGCGGCAATAAAGGGCACTTATTTGCGCACATCAGGTGGGAAAGGGTATGCGCGGCAGCCGGCAGGGACGCAAGCCGTGCGCACACATACACGCATACGTTCCACGTGGAACGTAGCACGAATGCCTGTGCAACTGTAATACAGCTTACACAATTGTACTCACGCTAATGTACGTTATCGGCAGCAGCACGGGTGTGGCGCCCGGCAGGTGTGCGGTTAATAGTGAAGGGGGTGTGGCGTGCAGATTGCGGCTTGACTCCGTCCCCGCATTCCTGCAATGATTTTCAAAATAATAAGCGATTTTTTAGGTAGGTTATTTTTCAATCGCTTCATGGCGGCAACGGCGCCGCAGCAACGCGCGCTGAGACCGCGAAAGCGGGATCGAGCGCAATAGTACACGTTACAGCAACGCGATGATTTGTTTGCCGATGTACTCGCTGTAAGCGGGCGGGATAGCTTCGCGGGTCTCATGCCTGCCCATCCACGGCACGCCCATTTCATCGCGCCATAGTTTCTCCGGGTCCTGTCTGCCGAACTCGCGGTAGATGCGCTCGCGGCTTTCCGCCCGGTGCGGGTTGAGCACACGCACACTGCGATTGCACTGTATGCCATCCGGCGGCAGCAGCGGCACCGCGCTTTCGAACAGCCTGTGGCGGTGCACCCGCATGCCGAACGCGGTGCCGCACAGCACCAGCGGGTTGCGCAGTGGGGCTCCGGGTACGTTCTCGATCACCCATATTGCGCCGCTGGCTTCCAGCCGTTCGCGCACCGGATCGATCAGCCTCGGCTTTGGCGTTGCCAGATGCCGCATGGCGATGCTGTAACTCTGGCACGGCGGGCTCGCCCACACAAAATCGGGAGCAACACTGTCAATCGTGAAGGTCATCGCGTCGTCCTGTATAAACACTTCCCCGCAGTAGCGCGGTTGCGACTTAATATCCACGCCGACAACGAAGAAACCCGCGCGCTGCAGGCCTTTGGTCGCTCCGCCTGCCCCGCAGAACAGGTCGAGCGCGACAGGGCGGTCAACGGGGTGCGTGTCCGGTGTGACTATCATATACGCCTGCGCATGCGCAACGCGATCCCGTACGGCTTCCGAGCCGGGCGTGGATCGCTATGGCAGTGTTACGTTCACTCCATCCAGTTGACGCAGCCTGCCGTAATGCATTTTGCATGCATGTGGCCGTTGTATCCCGCGACGCTGTAGCCTAGTGTGCCGCCGCATCCGGCCGGACAGTCCATCTGCCCGGTACCGCCGTGACCGCGACCCAGCCCGGCAGCCTTCGCGTGTTCGTGCGCGGCGTTAATGCACCGCACGGTGAGTTTGGCGCGTTCGTGATGACTACGCTCCTCCGCTTCTGCCTGTTCGCGCGTCGGCGTCTCTCGTTTGTCGCATGTGGTCGTTGCCTCCGGGTCGCCTGTGCACAGCAAATGTGCGTAGCATCCCGGCCCGGTGCCGAACAGATCGCTGTATACAACACCCGCTTTGCAGGATTCGTTGACAAACACCCCGTTGAAGTGCACGCAGGTGCGCATGCGGTCTTCAATGCTCTTCTGAAATCGTATCTCGCTTCTGGTCATGTCAGTATCCTTTGTGTCCGGTCCGCCAGCGTTCTGTAATCCGCATTGGCAATTCTGAACCTCCACGGGTGCCATGCATACCCGGTCGGCATGGAGTAGTTAATCCGTTCGGTCACAATCCCGTGCGCGCGCAGGCGTTTCAGCTCTCTTTTTACATAGGTGTCTATCTGCGCGCCCGCCGCGATGAACTCTTTGTGCCGGGATTTGCCGCCGCTGCGCAGCAGCGCGCACTGCTCCAGCAACCATCCGGTCATATACGGCACCGTGTCGCGCATGACGCGTTCAGCCGCCCGCCAGTCCGGCGGTCTGCCGTCGCCGTACAACATTGCAATCCCCCGCGCAATCGCCGCGAGGTTACCGGTGAGCGCTTCCCAGTCGGTCTGTATCGGGCAGAGCTTCTGCAGTAGTTCGCACCAGTAAAGAAACGACGGCGGATGCAGTGGTGCCGCGATGCCATGCACAAGCGTGACATTACCCTGCTGTTCGCCGTGGCAATGCAGGGGTGCGAGCGCCGCTGCTGTGGCAGCGGAGAATGCCGACCGCCGCAGATCGATGTCTAATACGCGCCGGGTCAAACGCGCAAGCTCCGTTGCGTCCGCGTCCCGGTTCAGCAGGCATGCCTGACTGCTTTTCGGATGCGTCATGCGCAACCGTACGCACATCGCCAGCAGGATTGCGTAGCTGTGTGTGGCCATCAGCAGACCGGCGCCCCGGCCGCTGGCCGGCAGCCTGCGCCATTCGGCATCTACCCAGACGCCCGGCGCATCGGTGCGCCGCATGCCGATCCAGGCCTGCAGCATTGTCTCCGCGGCCTGCGACCGCGACACTCTGGGAACCGCCAGCGAACGCACCGTAAGCCCTTCGCAGCCGCCACCCAGGCTGAACCACGCGCCCGCGGTATCCCGGTTGGGATAGTCGGTTTCGAGTATCACCCACGGCCGCTTCATACCGGTGCAGCCGGCAGGCAGGCACGCGGACAATAACACATCCACCGCCTGCGTGTCGGTCACGCCCCACCGGGCGGACAGATGCGCGTGCAGGTCGGCGATACGCTGCGGGAAAGGGTTCACAAAATGCCCGTGTATTGTCGTAAAGCCATGTCGATGTACCGCGCGTCTTCACCCGTGAAGCGCAGGCAGTCTTCCTGTGAGGCCAGCCACACATGAGTGTGCTCGCCGGGGCCTGCGCAGTAAAGCCACTGCACGACAGCGGACAGGTTCAGGTAGTGCATGAACGGCCCGACTTCCCAGTGAAACCAGTTTACCGGCACGGCTGGAGGCACTACGTGCATGGCGGTTGTGTTGGCTGTCTTACGGCTCACTGGTGCTTTATTTGGATTTTTCATTTTCCACTTGCGAAGTCTAGTATACCCGTGGCATGATGGCAATGCAACAGGCGTATGCAACAGCAATGTGGCTTAATGACGCAACGGAGGTACACTGTCGCCATGGCTCGTTTACCTTCGAACCTGACCTACAACGATATGACCGGCGCGGAGTGGACGGAAGTCGCCGTGGACTGGTTTCGCCGCCTGTTGCAGCAGCAGCCCTGGGCGCAGCCGCACATCACGCTTCCTAACGCTAAAATGACGCTGGACTGCCATGTCGCTATCGACATGTGGCCCGGCGGTACGGTGCCTGTAGCCAGTCCGCCCGAGCGTCTGGATATCGCCGGGGCGGTCACGGTGGAAAATGTGGTTGGCGCAACCGGCGCAACCGGCGCATTGGAGCACAGCGAAACCGACCTGCATGCCGTGGTCAGCGCCGCCCCGCAGCCCGGCGGGTCGCCCCCGGATATGATCCGTGAAGCGCACGGTTTGCCGATCCCCGTGCCCGGTTACGGCCCCCGCGACACCGGCAGCCATTTGTTCCTGCATGATGTCATGGTTGAAACCGAGCGCCGCGGAACGCCTGCGGAAGGCTATACATTTGCCGCCGAACCCGTGCCGCCTCCGGTGAATGTTACCGGTCAGGAGATCCCGGTGGAACGCGGCGCGATCACGCTGCGCGCCGACGGCGAACCATTGCGGCATGAAAGCGGCATGCAGGTTACCGCCGGCAAGCACATCGCATCGGTGAAGACCTTCGGCGACGAGCGCGGCGCCGCCTACGGCAGCGTTAATGGCGTATACGACGCAGGGCCGGCCGGGCTGATGAGCGGACGCGGAGGCGGCGGGCTGTACAGCGACGGGCGGTCGCGGTTGTCGTTCGGCAATAACAACAAAGGGTAGCAAAGGAGATCGACGATGAATACAACAGCGGACCCGCACGGGGTTGTAACCGGCAGCGGCGGTATGCAGCAGACCGGCGTTGACGAACAGGGATCGCGCATTGTTCGCTCGCTTGCCCCGCCCATCGCATTGGAACCCGGCAGTATCGTAACCGTGCGCATGGCCGCGCACGTGCGTTCGCCGGGTATGTCCGAATACTTCTCCCCCGCCGTGGTGCTCGCTCAGTACGATGACGACTGGGGCAGCATCGACGCGCTGGTGTGGGATTCGAGCGCCGGTACGCATTTCGCCAATGGTTACCATACCCGCGAACTGGCTGCCGATATGCAGAACGGCCGTCCGACCGGCGGAATGGTTGAAACGCGGAGCAACATAGGCAGAGTGCTGTTCAGTCCGGATGTGTTCGCTTCCATGCAGCAGACGCTCGAAGAACTGCATCTGGATTTTATTTCGCTGAAACGGCTGGTGCAGGATTTGCAGGGAAAACCTGCGGTGCAACCGGTGCAGCCGATAACGGTGCAACCGGCTAAACCGAAGTAGCTCTGTTGCAATGCCGCTATGCCGCTTTTGTCCATTATCGCCGATGTAACTGGTCTTACCGGCGAGATCCGCGAGTCCAACGTACTGCTGCGCCGTATCGCCGAAGCTCTGGAACGAGTGAGCCCGCCGTTGCCCTCCCGCGACCTGCCCGGCCACCCTCCCGCAGACCCCGATGCCCCGCCCCCCGCTCACTCGTTCGCCGAATCGCCGCTCGAATACGAATCGCGCACGTCGCGCGAAGCAGCGCTTGCGCAATCGCTCGGTTTCGCCGGCTGGTCCCCGGACTTTCAGAAGCTGTTGTGGGAGGAGCGCGAGCGCCTTATGCAGCCGTCGAGGTACCGAAATGAAGAAGGCGAATGGGTCGAAACCCCCGAGCGCACCGAAAGCGAAGCGGAAGCGTGCCTCCGGGAAGCGGTCGGGATCGCTAAAAGCGCGTACAACACGCGGTAGCAAAGCGGAAGCGATCGAAATCGCTCCCGTAACGCAGAACCCGCCCCCGGCGCGTCCGGTGCTGCCCGCGCCGCTGACCACCGATCACCGTGTAACGCCGCATGAGCCGCTTTCACTGCCTTTGCCTCCGACCCCCATGTCGGCGGCCTTCCGGTTTGTGGAACCGGTATGGCGCAACTACATCATGTATGTGGATATGGAATCCCGCGAGGGCAACGCAGATGCCGCCCGTTACCTTCATTGCTGGCAGTCGCTTACCCCCGAGGAACAGCGCCTGCACATGCCCGAGCAGCTGTGCGAGCTTGCTTCCGTGCATTCCTGGGACGTGGTCGGCTGGGTATCCCGGCAGATGTTCGCGGAAGGCAACGCGCAGGCGGCGATGTGTATGAGCGTCAACCGGTCGCGGGTGTTGCAGAAGGTCGCCGAGTACGCCGCCGCCGACGCAGCCAACTACAAAGATCGGGAGCTGTTCGCGAAGACCGCCGGGCTGATGCCGGTTGCGTCCCGCGGCGGCGGCGGTAGTGTACCGGTGACCATCTTCAACGCGCCGATGGCTACCAGCAACGCGGTCGCGGGGGTCAGGAGCGAATCCGGCCCGGTGCATGCAAGCGGACTGCGCGATATGGACAGCGAGATCGTGGAACTGTCCCGTGTGATGCAGCAGGGCGGCACCGCGTGCCGGGCAGAACGCGAACCGGCGGAACCGGACGACGATGAGGACGAGGACAAAACCGATGACGACTACGAAGAAGACACCTGACCCGGTCCGCGAGCACCGCGACTTGCTGGACATATACTGGTCGCTGGTGCGCGACGCCGCAGCGGACTACCCGGAGCGCTACACGGACACGCAGGTGGCCATGATCCATACCGCGGCGGACCTGCAGCCGGCGGTGCGGGATGCATGGATGGCTGTGCCGGAGACGCAACGTTCACCGCATCCGTTCATGCCGGGGTAAATGTACAACCATGTGCGCTTATGTAAAAACCGGATGTCCTCCCGGACGAAAACAAACCTGCTGGTGCGGTTCCTGCCTTAAATGCAGACATCGAATGTATATGACGAACTGGCGGCTGCGCGGTCAGGAGAAGTTAAACCGGCGTGACGCGGATAAAGAGGACGGCGAAGCGGTGCGTGTGTTGTATTTTCTTGCTTCCAAATCGACGATGTAAAGCGGAACAACGGTATGCTGTTGTTGTGTACAGCCGTCGTATCGTCGCGCGCAATCTGGACCGGTACCTTGCTTCCCTGAAACCGGATGCGCTCCCGACGGCGCAAAAGCACCTCGCCCCGGTCAGCCGTATCGAATTCGCCCGCGCCGTCGCTCACTTCGACACGCTGGTCGAACGCGACAACGACACCGGACGGCTGATCCCGGTGCGCAACGTCACCCCGGACGGCAGGCAGGTGTTCGACTCGCAGGGCCGGGTGCTGCTGCAATGGCAGGACACGCTGACACCGGAGGAAGCGCAATGGCTCAAATATCAGCGTATCCTGTGCGCGCTGGACTTCTGGTACTGGGTGGAGCGTGCAGTATGGATCAAAGACACAGACAACGAAACGGTGCGGATGACCCTGTGGCGGTCGCAGGAGATCTTTCTGGAGATCGTCGCGGACATGGAGGATCAGGAGATCGCGATCTTCCTGATTATCCTGAAGGCAAGGCAGCTCGGGATCTCACGGATTATCACGTTGATCCTCTTACACAGGGTCGTTTTCGACTCGAATATCAACGCCTATTTGGCCAGTTCGACGGACAAAAAAACGCTGAAGCTGTTCAAGCTGATTTCCTTCGTGCTTGTCAGAATGCCGTTCTGGATGCAGCCCGGAAGTTCGCAGCCGGGCAAACTAGGCAAGGTAGACCAGGCCGGTAAACTATTGGAGTTTTTCAATGGCTCAGCTATCACGATGGAACACGGTCAGCAGACCACCGGCATGGCCAGAGGCGATAGTCCTAACGTTGCTCACCTCAGCGAACTCGCCGAATTCGATGATATGGACTCACTCGTGGATTCAGCACTGCTGCGCGGCATGCACCCTTCGCCACGAAGTTTTCTGGCTCTCGAAGGCACCGCTGCCGGTATTCACAACTCCTGGCATGACCACTGGGAAGCCGCCAAGGAGCAGTGGCCGCAGCGCCGCGGCCGCCTCCGCCCGTTGTTCCTCCCCTGGTTCGTAGGCGGGCTCTACCCCAAACCCGTAGACCTGCTGTCACGTCCGGTGCCCGCCGATTACTCCACATCCATGGCCCCATGGGCGCTGACCCATGCGCGTATGGCCGAAGAGTCCGTACGGCAGTCCGACTACCTGTCCAAAGCCCTCGGCTCCAACTGGTTCATGCCGCTGGAGCAGATCTGGTACTACGAATGCGAACGCGCCGACGCGATCCGTAAGAACACGCTGAACAAGTTCCTGTCCGAAATGCCCGCGACCGACGATGAAGCATTCAACAGTACGAATGTGACTGTCTTTGACGTTGACACAATCAACTTTTACACCGCCAATGTGCGCACGCAGCCCGTATGGGGTGTGTTCGGCATTCGCGGACCGTCCGAATTCGTCCCTCCGCGCATCCAGCCGCATGACATCCTTGTAGACTCTACAAAGCCGCCCATCGATATTCTGGCCGATGCCGGCGGCGGGGTGAAAATACCGTTTCAGCTGGTGCCGCTGCAGTTTCGCGGATGGGATTACGAAGGCGACAGCAAAAAGGGTTCGGTGGACAAGATTTACGTATTCCAACCGCCCATGGACGGTTTCGAATACTACTTCGGGGTAGACACCGGCGACGGCATCGACAAGGACCGGACGGTTATCGAAGGCTTGCGCAAATACTCGCTGGAAGGTCCCACCGCGCAGGTGCTCGAATTCGCCAGCGGGCACATGGGCGCCCTCGATGTGTGGCCGCTGCTGCTGGCGCTCGGTACATGGTACAGCGTTCCCGACCGCCGCGGCAACCGCCGTCAGCCCTGTATGGCTATCGAATGCCGCGGCAAGGGTGATATGCCGCAGCACGTGCTGCGCCTGATGAACTGGCATAATTTCCATTTGTGGAACGACAACCGGATCGATCACAAACAACTGGACCTGTCGCGCGCGCAGAAGTTGGGGGTGTTCACTAATTTCTACTTTCGCGCGGCCATGATCGATCACATCGTCACTTCGCTGCGCAACGGCGAAATAGAAATCCATTCGCCGTTCTTCGTGAAGGAAATGCGGTCGCTCGAAGGCGACGAATACGAACAGCAGCTGCGCGCCGGTCACGGCGGACACGACGACCGGATTATGGCGCTGGGGTTTGCCTTAACGTCGTTCAGCAAGTTCGACGCGGAATACTGGCGGGCGACCAAGGTAATGGCTTACTCGGGGCGCAACCCGGCGATGGCCGCATACGGTACGACCGGACTGCTGCCCGGAACCGAGGGAAGCGCATTGCAGGTTCAGCGCGGCGGACAGCGGCAGTACGCGTCCTGGGTTTACGGGGCGCAGTGCGATACGTCGGGGCTGTAGCGGGTGCGCTTTCGCAACGCCTGCGCTTTCGCAATGCTTGCTATTCCCGATCTGACCGGTATATAATCGTCCACGAAATTCAGTCAGTGAAGCCAAAGGAGGCTTTAACCCGTTATGCCTATCGATCTTACCGCTCCGCCCGCAGTGCTAAATCCTAACTCGGGCGAGATAGCGCTCAATATGAAACTGATGATCGAGGAAGCGCTTGACGACCGCAGGCGCCGCAACAACAACGCCGCGACGTTCGACAAGGCTATCGACGCCATAACCGTAGCCGGTCGCGAGGACGCGCAGGTGCTGAAATACCTCGCTACCACCGGGCTGTTGCAGCTCGGACAGACCGGCGCAACCGAGAATCAGGCTGCCGCCGGGCCGCAGTACACCGCTGCCGGAGCCGAGGACACAGCTAATGCCGGTGTGTCCGTTTCCGCACAGGCGGTCGCCACTTCACTGGGCAACCTGGCCAGCGCGCTGGTGCCGATCATTACAGCGGCGGGCGGTATCGTTACCGCGCAGACTCTCGCGGCGCTGCTGCCGGTTGTGGTCACCGCTGTCGGCGGTGCTTCGACCCCTTCGCAGACGCAGGCCAAACCTTCAAGCTAACTGGCGCTGCGTGGTGCGGATACAATTTTCAATGGAGTGAGGTGCACATGTTGTCGTTTCTTTCCGCTTTGAAGCATATTGGAGAAGATATCGAAGCAGGCATTACGGTGGCCGCTCCGATTATCGGCATCTTCGTTCCGGCTGCCGGTCCGATCCTTACCGATATCGCCGAAATCATCGTCGAACTGGAAGGCATCGGGGCCAACCCGGCGAACACCAACCTGAGCCCGGTCACGCAGGCGGTGGCAACTGTAAGCGCGGTAAAACAGCATACCGCGTCCAAAGCCACGGCCACTGTGTCCGGTTAGATACCCATAACGGGTCCGTTCCGTCCGGCGCACAGCTCCTCCCACCGCAACACCGTGCGCCGGCCGGGATACGGTAAGAAGGATCTCCACGTAATGGCCTGGCGCGCTTTGCAGTCAACCCATCTGAACGGCGGAGATTACGACCCGGATACGCAGACGCTGATGCTCCAGTTCGTTAACGGCGCGGTGTACCGGTATACCGGAGTACCGCAGCACAAAGCGGATACGCTTTTCCAGTCTTCTTCTCCGGGCGGGTACTTTCACGACCACATCCGGGGGCAGTACACTGAAGTGAAGATCGGCGAAGGGAGCACACGCACCGGACGCCGCAGCACACGAAAGTATTAAAGTATTATCGCGTTATGCCCATGATTTCCTACCGCTGCCCGGACTGCGGATCGGACGACGAATGCTTTAAGCATGTTGCCGCCGACGCACCTGACACCATGCCCTGTCGCGGTGTGCGGATCGCCGAGGCGCAAACGGAGCGTATCGAACGCCGTGTTCCACAGCCGGACGGAACGGAGCTGATCGAATATGAAGAGGTCTGCCTCGCCCCGGTTATGGAAGTGTGTGGCGGTACTGCGCGTAAACGAGAGTCTTTTCCCGGCGAGTTGTGGAATCGACCTGCTCGCGGTTTCGAACCCCTAGTTGTCTTTGAAGCGGCGAACCCGGAAAGCCTACCGCCAGGACGCAGCAAATACTACATCCCCGGCCGCAACTACGAGCCGACTGAGCCCGGCTACCGCCGCATCGAACTTACTTCGATGGCCGAGTACAACCGGTGGGTGAAGGCTGCCAACACTTACGAAACCGACCGGATGAAGGACCACCGCAGCATGCATGAGTACTACTGGAATGCGCGGCGCACCGCCATGCGCGACCATGTGAACGCGCGCATCCGGCACAATTCGGTGCTGCAGTCGATTGCGCGGCTGGTGCGCGCCCGCAGCGACGCCAAAACGCTGAAGCGTTACGGCAAACCGCTCGACGCGCATTTTCACGCGCAGCTGTTGGAATTCACCCAGGGCAACATGCAGGATTACTGCGATAAGGACACCGGATGGAAAGCGACAAGAGCGCGATGAGTTTCAGGACGGATGAAAATTACAACCCCTGCGCGTTTACAACCGATATCGCGCATGAAGCGGGCCTTGCAATCGGCGTCGATTACGCAGTCGGAACGCAGTTTCCGCCTCTGCCGGACGGATCGCCGTCACCGTATTTCACCGCAAAGCTGCTCGGCGACCCGGTGCAAACGTCCATTCGGGTGATCGACGCCATCGGTTACTACACGCGCTCGGGCGGCGAACGCTGGACTTACATCGCTGTGCCGAAGTTCGTATGGAATGCGCTCACGCCCCCGCAGCAGCGCGACGTGATCGGTTTTCACTACGAACGCGAGGGCGGCACCGCTATGCGCGGGTTGTTCCCGAACTACGGCAAGGGGTAGACTTACACTGTGAACCGTCACCCCGGTTACAGTCCTGTAGACACCGCCTACCTGTGCCCGCAGCCCTTTGAACACGACCGTTCGCGGCAGGAATGGCGGGCATGCGACCCGTCGGACCTGTTTGCCTGGACACAGCAGATGCTTGCTGACGGTCGATCGTATCTAAGATTACAAAGCGCTTACAATTACATCAGCGACGGTATGGACATTATCAACGGCGAATTCCTCGTCACCGATGTGCAGTCGCTGTCTAATGTACGGACAGAGGCTACGGCGCGTAATACCCGCGAAATCGTTGCCGCGCAGACCAACCTGCGCATGATCCCGTCGTTCAAATCGGAAGCCGAACAGTACCGTGAACAAAATCAGATCCTTAATAACAGCTTTCTGTGCTGGCAAAACCTTACTTTTGCCGACCGTGCGCTGCGCCGCGCCTGGCAGTGGGCCTGCGTCGGCGGCACCGGCTATATAGGCCCGCGTTACGATCCGAACTACTACTACCGCGGCGAGGGAGACATCGTCTGGGACGCTTACGGACCTCTGGATGTAATCCCTCTGGGGCTTCCGCCGTCACTGTCCGTTCAGGGCGCCTACGCGGTCGGGCTGCGTAAACGGATGCCGGTACACCAGGTGTGGCGGATGTTCCCGTTGCAGCGCGACAATATCAAAGCCGCCCGTGTCAACACCGCCGGACGCGGCATGGTGATCGCGCAGTCGGTAAAGTATGCGACGGCGGTACTGAAACGATTTTCGCAGGGCGCCCGTCAGCCGGAACAGACCAACACCTGGGATGACGTAGACGTTTATTACATCTATGTAGATGACGACAGCGTTAACGAAACCGGGCATCCGCTGAATATCTGCGGCCCCGACGGCCAGTGGGGCACGTCGTGGAGCTACACGGTTCCGTTTGTCGGGCAGGACATCCCGACCGGACGTATGTTGCAGGGTGGCGTGCCGGAGCGTCGGCAGGCGCGCCGGGAAGATTGTCTGATCTACCCGAACCGCCGCCTGATCATTTGCACCGACACCTGCGTGGTGAACCCGGCGCCGGAGCACCAGTCGTCCTACCGCTGGGACGGCCGTGTGCCCATTGTGCAGTTCCGCGCCGACGACTGGGCATGGAATTTTCTGGGCTTCCCGGTAACCCGGTATGGGCAGTCAATCGAAAAACTGATGATCGAGCTTTGGCGCGGCGTCGGCGACCAGATGAATTGCCGTCTGAATCCGCCCGCGTTCTTCGACCGCAACAGCACCGCGATGAGCCTGCTGCAAACAGCCAACCCTCGTATTCCCGGTCTGCGCACGGGGCTCGATATGAACCTCAACCCCGCTGCCGGCCAGTGGACTCCCATGATGCCGCGCGACTGGTACGATACCAACCCGGCGATTATAGAGACTGCGGCGAAGATCCTTCCCGAAATTCTTAAAGAGCAGATGGGTCTTGCCGACACACAGGCGATGGCGCGCGCCAGGCAGGTCCCTTCCGGCGACACCGCGCAGCGCCTGCTCGAATCTATGGGCGCATTGCCGAAAGATCAGTCCCGCAACATGGAAGAAGGCATTCGTATGCTGGGCGAATTGTGGAAATCGGACTGGTTCCAGTTCGCCACGGCCAAACGGCGTATGCAGATGCTGGGGGCGGACGGCGTTACCGAAGAGGATTTCGACTACGAACCCGGCACGCTGGTGCCGTTAACGGAAGATCCGCAGGCAAAAGGCAAATGGCTGGAAATGACGCAGGGGCCGGGGGGCACCTGGAACTATCAGCCAAACGCCGGATCGGATGGTACCGGCGTTCGCATGCCTTCCATGGCTGTGGCGCAGTTTGAGCGCGCCCGGTGGCACGCGCGTAATTTCACTTTCAGCGTCACCCCGTACAGCCTGCACGATTTCAACAGTACAACCCGTAAGCTGATGCTGATGCAGGCGTTAAAACTCGGTTTCCCGTTGTCCTGGTGGACGCAGGCGCGGGAGATACTGGATATCAAAGACTTTGGGCCATGTCTGGTGCCCGACGGCGCAGGCGGGATGCGGGAGGCGCGTACAGAGGTGGAGCGTTACACCGCGCAGCTGGAGATTATGGCACGGGTTGCGCAGGCAACCGGCGGAGGTAAAGGCGGGCAGGGCGGGCGCGGACGCGGGCATCCGCAGACGTTTCAGGCAAGCCCTAAAATAGAGCAGAAGGGCGGCGGGGACAGCACGACCAGGACTTCGCGGCAATAGATGACAGGAAACACGGGGGCTGATATGCCGTCATCACAGGTAATGCACGAATACAAGGCCGGGCGGCTGCATTCCGGCAGCAAACACGGGCCGAAGGTTAAGAACCGTAAGTAGGCCGTCGCGATCATGCTGTCGGAAAAGCGTAAGGAGAAGTCGCAGGGCGGCAGTTACCATGGAAAACGGAAACGGTCGCGGTCCAAAAGCAGATAGCACCGGCAGCACCGGCAGCCTGCTGAACGGACACTCCCTGTCCCGTCTGGCCGGCGCGGTACCTTCCGCGAAGCTCGTGCAGGAAGTCCGCCTGCCCGCCGCCCGTATGGCCGATGTGCTCGAAACCATCCACCAGCTCGGGCACGCGGGAAAGTTGTCGATCAACTTCGCGCACGGCAAAGCCGTGGACATGGTGTGGTCGATCACGCGCGAGGCGAAACCGCATGGCGACCTGTAGGTTTGTAGAGTTTACAAACAATGAAGAACAAAAGGAGTAAAGGTGAGCTGGATCGATTTCGCGTGAATCGGATTGAGCTGAAACGTAAGTATCTCTGGTTGGAAGTCATTGTCTTCAGTAGACCGGGTTACATGGCGCGTGGGTCTTACCACCTGGGTATAAATGCGCGTAACACAATGGGATTATGGCGTCCTGTATTTCCCAAGGATGTACGTATCAATCGTGGTCGTATTGGTACTATGCGACTGGTGCGTGGACGTAATTTGGAACTTATTGCAATGCACGAGTCGGTGCATGCCGCGTTTGGTCTTTCGGCGTATCGAAAGAGATGGCCTGTTGACGGAGATGATCGTGAGGAGTTTATTGCGCGTGTTGCCGAGTACATTTTCGGCCAGATCCAGCGTCGCCTGCGCGTCATGAATTATTATCGTTACACTTGACATCCGTTGTAATACAGCTTACAGTCATTGCTGAAGGGCGTTCGTCGCGGCACGACCGGCGCTCCCGGAAGCACAGCAGGGCAGAGGCAGTAACGCAGTACGGTTCGGTTCCTTTCTCCCGGTTGACAGCTGAAGGCAGACCGATACGGTGTTGTCATCCACCGTACCGGGCTGCCTTCGGCGTTTTTTGGGGTGCCTTTCTTACTGCCGTGGCGTACCGCTCTCCTCCGTGAGTAACGATAGCCGGATATACCGGCGGTCGTGGAAAGGAGTATGCCATGGAACTTTTTGGCGTGCAGGAGACTGCAAACCGCCGACGGGGCAAGCACCGCAGCAAAAAGCGTTAAGCGCCGATGTTGTGAGGTATCGCCGCCGGACAGGTAATCGACTACCCGATCCGGCGGTGTTCCTTTAACCGTTAACATTTAACCCTTTGTAAAACCGTTCGTATCACGTTTCGATGCCTGATGTTCACTCACCCGCGTCAGCGTCCCCGTCCATGATGGCCGGTATGAACCCGCCCCCGCCGGACACCGGCGGCGACGATATGTCCGGGCGTATTCCCGGCGCGGGGCAGCCCGGTCCCTCCGGGGCGCAATCGCAGCAAAACAGTTCGGCGGACGCGAAGCTGAACAAGGACATTCAGATACTGCGGGCGGCGGAAGCGCAGCTGATGGAGATGGCATCGAGCTATCCGGCGGCTACCAAGGCTCTCCGCACCGCTTCGGAAGCGATCCGCGCGGCACAAAGGCAGATTGTCAGTTCGCCGGGTACGGCCGAGCCCCCGGTGCCCAATACCACCGCGTGACAGGCGGGGCGCTGATAAGGCATCCGGGATAAGCCGCAACCGTCCCATGGCGGCGGAAGGATAGTGAATGCCGGTCGATAAAGCACTGCTCGAATCGTGTATTGCCGAAGCCGCCGGAGGCGACGCCGAAATGGCGGCGTTCCTGCTGGACCGGTACACGAAGAACGACGCACTGGCGGTAAAATTCGTCGGCGGGTACACGCGTACCGCCGATTACACGAAGAAGTCGCAGGAATTAGCCGAGCAGCGCAGGCAGCTTGGCGATGTGGACGGACAACTGAAGGCCGCGCGCGCCGCGCTGGTCGCCGCCGACGCGGAAAAAGCCGCGATTATGAAAGAAGTGGCGGTTGGCAGGATCAGCACGGCCAAGGCGAAGGCGCTGATGGAGATTTTGCGCGACAAGTATCAGTTGACCGACGAGGACCTTCCCGGCATGTCGGAACTGATCGAAACACGCAAACAGGGCGCTGTGGTGGATAACACCCCGGATCTGGACACCCGGCTGGCCGTTTTCAAAGCGGACATCCTGAAGGAAGCGGAAGCGAAGTTCGCCGGTCAGATGATTCCCGAACTGGGCGCGATGGCGTCGCTGCCGATCATCTGGTCGGAAATCAACCGCGAACATCAGGAACTTACCGGCAAGCCGCTCACCTTCGCCGAACAGCAGGAAATCCTGAAGGTTGCCCGTGAGGGCACGCACGGCGGCCTGCGCGACGTATGGGAGCAGAAGTTCAACATTGCCGGAGACAGCGGACTGCGCATGCAGAAACGCCTTGAAAGTGAAAAGGTACGCTGGGCCGAGGAACGCGACAGGGCCGATGCGGACGCCCGCAGCAAAGCGGCATTGGAAGTGGTTACCGGCCCCAGGCCGAACGACTTCACCGACGGCGGGGCGGGGATCAGCGGCGCGTTCAAAACCAGGTTCCGTACATTTGAGACCGATCCCGTAAAGGCTGCCGGACCGGCGGGAGATGGCATTCCTGTATTGCAGGTCGCGCCGGGGCAGCATGTGCGGCAGGGCGGCGCGGGCCGCATGCCGGCGGCGCAGCGGGCTGCGCAGAAGTTTCTGGAGCGCGGAGGCTCTGCCGGTTACGGCAGGAAGGCGTCCTGACGCAGGACAACAGATCATTTTAGGAGGTAACTGCTTTGGCAGACCCGTTGTTAGATCCTATCAACGAGACCACGCTTCCCGAAGTTAACCAGGACGCTATCGAGGATGAGTTTTTCCTGTCCTCGGTATTTCAGGCTCACCTTCGCAGCAAGTGTCTCATACCCTTCGAAGGCGGCGCGTTCATGCGCAACCTGCAATTGTACGCGCCGCTTCTCGGTGGTGCCTACCCCAAAGGCATGGGCGGTTTCAACCTGACCAAACCGCTCACTATCAGCAGCAATGTGTTCGACCCGCGTTATTACGTGGTGATGATTATCGAATACCTCGAAGACATTTCGGTCCTGAACACCGGCGATCTCGCGGTCTTCTCGCTGCTTGAAACCGATATGGCGAACGCATACCTGACAATGTCCACGATCATGGCTTTGGACATCCAGCAGAACGGACAGATCGCGCCCCGCACAATCAATATTAACGGCTGGGTTGAAGCCTACAACAACGGTGTGGACCCGTCTTACGAAGGCGGGGTCTACGGTACCTACGGCACCGCGCAGCGCAACGGTAACATCGGTGCGGCGCTGAACGGCAATACCTACTGGGGCGGGCAGGCATCCGGTGCCGCCGGAACCATCCAGTACGCGCAGTTCAACGCGATGTACATTCTGGCGGTGCGCGGGCAGGATCAGCCGGATCTGTTCACCTGCAACAAGCCGCTGAACAACTTCGTCGAGAACCGTATTCAGCAGCAGCAGCGGTTCGGCATGGACGGCGCGGGTGTGCGCGACCCGTTCTTCGGCGCGATGGGCTTCCGTTTCAAAAACGCCATCGTGATGATCGACGATTACTTTCCGTCGAGCTTCAACTCGTTCGGGAAGACCAATAACCCCGGCGGCAGCAATCTGACCGGTACTGTAACTACCGGTCCGGCGACGCTCAGCAACTTCCCGGTGAGCACCGCCTGCACCGTCGGCGAGGTCGGTTGCTTCCATAACCTCGGACGGATCGCTTTCCGTCTGTCGGCATCCAGCGAATTCGGCTTTATGCCGACCGATTTCATCCGGGCTCCCGACAACACCCGCGTTGCCTCGCAGTTAAAGGCCGCGGTCAACCTCGAAGACGTTGCGCCGTGGTCCGCCGTACAGGGTTACGGCTGGGTCAGCTAAAGGAGGACATGAGAGATGCCGGCAAATCGCAGTGCTAATCAGTCCATCCAGATCACGCAGAAGTATCTGAACACCGCCAGCTACGCGGGCGATCCGACGCCCGGAGCGGTTATTTCCACAGCGCAGGTATCGGGCAGCATCGTGCAGCCTTACGCGGGGTTTATCGGCGGTATACTGACGCTCTCCACCGCTCAGGCGGCGAACCTGAGCGATCCGGTTAACGGTCCGCTGCTGTTCGGCGGAGACTACCAGTACGTGCAGTTCTACGCTGCGTCCAGCGGCACCGCCGCGCAGGGGCAGATCGTTTTCTGGCTGTCGCAGCCTACCGGCAACTTCCAGCAGGGTAATTTTATCGTTACCCCGGATATCGCATTGCTGGGCGGCGGCGACCCGCAGCAGATCGCCGGTATCGCTCTGTGCAACACCGGTAAAGGCAACTACTGGTTTATTCAGGTCGCCGGTATCGCCGAAGTGAAGTTCAAGGCGTCGCCGCTGAACGTATTCTCGCCGATGGTCGAGGACTACGTCTCAATCGACTTCAACACGCCCAGCGCGAATGCGGACGTGATCGGCGCCAACGCCACCCTGACCCCGGCGATCCTCAAAGGTCTGATCGGGCGCGCCTGGTACCGCGTCCCGGTTGCCGGTCAGATTTCGCCGGTATTTCTCGGCGTTGCCGGTCCGACGTACATGCCGTCGTAAGGGAGGATCATCGATACCATGATTATCACTCCTTTCGCGGACTCGCCCCGCAACGGCGCATGGGGAGATCGTCCCTATGCGCCTCTTGACTGGACCGGACCGGCCAGCTACGTGCCGGTTGTCAACAATTCAGCAAATCCGCTCGCACCGCCAACCGGCGGGCAGGCAATTAACGCGGCTAACTTCGGTTTGGCTACGCCAAATATCGAAGGTATCTTCGTTGTTGGAAGCAGCATTTCTGGCACTTACACCGTGCAGGCTTTTCAGTACGCCGCTTACAATCAGGGGCAGGGCAATAATACTTGGCTGCTGCGGTGGATCGTAGCGGCCACCGGGGCCGAAGTCGGCGCGGGCGTCAATCTGTCCGCCGAGATCGTGCGTCTGGTAGCGTTCGGTTTGCAGTAGCGCAGGAGCGCAGCGGGTATCCATGCCCACCAATCCATATCCGCTGCTGACCTTCCAGCAGCTCTACAAGGAGCTGACCGGGGAGATATCGCCGCTGCCCGATCCGATGGCGGCGCGCATTATCAACCGCGCATGGAAGCGCATCAACGACTGGCGGATGTGGTCGTGGCAGGTAATAGCCAATGCGCAGTTATTTGTGCCCGCTGTAATCTCGGTCGGCACATGTAGTGTTGTTTTTAACAGCACAATGGTGGTTATGTCTCCGTCGGCAACGGCGGCTCTAAACACGGTGGCTTTCGGCAATCCGCCGCTGGCGTCGCCGATCCTCGGTGTAGGTTATCAGATCAGGCTGGGCAGCAGCGCAACCGCTCTGCAGTCGCCTGTCGGACCGAATTACACTATCACCGGCTGGGACGGCAACGGCAATATGACCATCGACGCTCCTTACGGCCAGGCGTCCGGCACCGGCCTGCAATACCAGGTGCTCAAAGCCTTCTACGCCGCGCCGTTTCTGCCGGTTACTTCCACCGGTACGGACGGTCAGTTTGCCCGGTATCTGTCGATTACCAACCTGCTGGACGGTTATGCGATCACCGGCCGCCAGTTGTATTTTTCGCAGGAGGAGCTGAACCGGATCGACCCGCAGCGCGGCGGGCAGGGCGATGCGTACATCCTGGCGTACCTGCAACATAACTCGCGGGGACAACCGGTGTATGAAATGTATCCGAACCCGGTGAATACCGCAAACACCTACCAGGCAAACTACGTAAGCAAAGGGCCGCTGCTGACAATGACCGCGCAGCTGCCGCAGGTCAGCTACGCTCTCGACGACGCGGTGACGTTTCAGGCCAAAGTGTTCGCGGGCCAGTGGGCGATGGCGAACGTTACCCGATTTAAGGATCTGCAGGGCACCAACTGGGTGCAGTACTGCGCGGAGATGGAACGGGAACGAAAGGTAACATTGCTGAGCTGTTGCAGGGAGGATGACGAGATCATGCCGTCGCCGAAGCCGTTCGTGTTCAACGGCGGGTTCAGCTTCCCGCTGGGCGGTGAATTCCTGCAGTCGCACGATATCAGCAGTATTCTGCCTCCGGTATAATGTAGACTCTACAAAGGAGATCTGAATGCGCAAAACAACGCATGGCGGATCGGGCATGATCGGCGGGGTCCGCTCGCCCATGGCCGCCAGAGGACACGGTATTGTCGTCGATAAACCGAAAATGCACCCACCCGGCTGCGACATTTCGCGGCGCAGCGGCACCGGGCGCACTCCGCCGGTCAGTTCGCCGCAGAAAGCGAGGGACAACGTATGAAAACCAGCAAAGGCGGCAGTGCACATCTTGGGCCGCTGCGCTCGCCAATGGCGAAGGACAGCAACGGGCTGATAAAAAAGGGAAGCCTGCGCCCGAAGGTTGCCGATAACACGATGCGCCCGGAGATCCCGGTGGCCGGGGCGCGTGTGCGTTCGGCGCAGACAGCGGGCAAAGTAGTCAAGCCGTTCTAGGAGGCTGGCCCGGCGGTGGCGTTCCAGTACATCACCTTCACTACCGCCGCCCAGCAGCTTGCCGGTCGGCTGCAGGACCCGAACCTCGTCTACTGGAACCAGCCGAATGAGCTTCTGGAGTGCCTGTACGAGGCTGTTCGCTTTAATCAGGCGCTCACGGGATCTTACAAGCAAAAGCTGAACTTCAACACTGCTGCGAGGAAGAACTACTACAGTCTTAGCGATCCTTCGGTAGTCCCCAACACCCCTCTTCAGAACTTCGTCACTGATGTTGAGGTCGCCAACAACATCCTCGCGGCATTGCTTGAGCCGCCGCTGACCACGGGATGGACCGGGACCGGACAATTTACCTTTGCTCAGTTACAGGCGGCCATGCAGGCGCGTCTGAACCGCTTTATCGGCGATACGGGGCGGCAGGTTACGCAGCAGAACATTGGCGGTCCTTCCCCTCCGATTGATCTGGTTTCTCTTCCTGACGGGGTTCTGGACGTTCGCAGGGCCGCCTGGATGCCTCTTCCCGGAGTGCAGATTTATCCGCTGGGAAGAATGGACGAGTGGGCGGAACAGACCTACATCCCCGCGGCCACCCAGCAACCCACCCAGCCGATAGCTTACAGCGTGTACGGAGTGCCTCCGCAGACGCTTCGGTGCATTCCTCCTCCATTGTCCAACGGAGAAATCGATCTGCTGATCGTTCAGTCCGGTGTGACTCTTAACCTGAATCCGGCGAGCCCGGTAGTTATCGGTATCAGCGACGACCTGACCCCTGCTGTTAAATGGGGAGCGCTGGCGGATCTGCTGGGGTCGGACGGTCCTTCCCGCGATTACGCTCGGGCCGCGTATTGTGAACAGCGGTATCGGGAATTCGTCGAGGTCGCCCGTATCTATGCTTCGGTGCTGACCGGATCCATCAACAACGTCACCTGCGGGATCGGGTCCGTGTTTGATCTGGACTTCTATCAGCCGGACTGGCAGCAGACTTCGGGTCCTCCCACATTCGTGGGGATAGCCGGGCGTCATCTTGCCTGTGTGGGGCAGACCCCCGACGGAGTTTACGGCATTAGCCTGTGGACCTGCGCAAACGCCCCCGTCAGCGGCTACATGCAGATCGGCCGGGACCAGATCGATCCTGTTCTCGACTATGCCCAGCACATCGCTTCTTTCAAAATGGGCGGAGCGGAGTTTGACGGAACTGATCGTCTGTATCAGAATCTGATCACCAGCGCCAAAGCACAGAACGGACGGCTGGAGGCCATTGCGTTCTACAAGTGTCAGGCTGAACTTCCTGCGACCAAAGGCGACATGGAAATGGCGAGGATGATTGCCTGATGGACTTCAGGAGAATTCCCGGAAAGTTCGCCTATACCGGGATGGACATCCACCATCCGCCCGATCTGCTTCCTGACGGAAGATGCTCGCTTTTGTTCAATCTTCAGCCCGACACGCAGACCGGAGCACTGACCACCCGCCCGGCAATTGCATCGCTTGCCACGACCGCTGCGGACGTTCCGATTCACTCCATCTGCCGGATGAACGACAGCACCCCTGAGGCTTCATCCAACCCATTCAGCCGCTTCGTGGGGGCCGGGACAGTGCTCTACTCGGGCGCCGGAGGCTCTCTTTCTTCTCTCGACACCGGTTTCAGCGGGAATCCTCTGGCAATGGTTCCGTATCGCCCCCCACAGTCCCCCGAACCATGGCTGTATGTATTCGATTCGGCAAAGCAGCAGCGCTACAAGACCGACAACTCCAGCAAACAGAATATCGGCATAGCCGCCCCGATTTCGGAGCCATCTTCGGCTAGGATCGAGCCGCTCTACAAGATTTTCAGCAACACGGAAGCCGGGGAAAATGCCTGGTCCGGTCTCTACGGAACCGGCGGAACCATTGGCTCGGTCCTGAGCGCGGTCGCGCGTATTCCGGCGGGCGCCACGGCTCCGGTGATCCTGTACGACTCCGGGACTACCGGAATGGCCTGCATTGCGGCTTCAGCTTCAAATTATGGCTGGATGACTGCTTCATCCATGGTGATTGTCGGCGGGGAAAACGTAGTAATCGAACAGGTTTTTCCGGCGATAGTTTCAACCGGCACTACGGTAGCCGCGATTCAGTACGACAGTGGTTCATCCGGGTTATGCACAATTGTTCCGGCAACGCCGCTTCCGGGCGTCGCGCGTAATCAACTGCTGCTGCTGGGAATAGGACCGACTCCGGTAAGAGTGCTCAGTGTCACCGCGGCTCCTGACGGATCGTACAGTTTCCGTTGCAATACCGGGGGAACTACCATATCTGCCGGGGCTGCGATAACCTCACCGCCAAACTTCCGTGCCTGGACCACCAGCAACCATGTCGGCGGGGTCGGTCTTACCGGAGACTGCGTTACCGCTACGCTGACTCCCACCGTCGCAAATGGTTCGATGTCTGCGGTCATGGCAGGGGCGACCGGTCCGGTTACTTCTTCGCTGGATCTCACCAATGTCGGCGGCAGGCCGATCCAGAACGAAGACTATCTGCATGTGAGTCTCTGGTTTGACAATCCGCAGTGGGTGACCGAGGTTCATCTGATGCTGAACGTTGACGCCGCCGATGCGGATTTTCAGCACAATTACTATTACTACGTTCTTCGTCAGTCCGATTTTGCGCAATCTGCTCTGGGGGGGGCTACACCGGGCACCCTTCCGACCGTCAGCGCACAACTTTCCGCCGTTGAGTACGGGATTGCTTCACAACTAACCAGCGAGGAAGTTGTGCCGATCGCTCCCCAGCCTGCTTATCCGATCCCGGAGAATCCGTCCACAGCTTCACCGGACCCCGCAGAGTTCAATATTGGCCAAAGCAACTGGACCGACGTCCTGATAAAGATCAACGACCTTACCCGGGTAGGGACTGATCCGTCTCTCGGACTGAGCTACGTCAATGTCGTCGGAATACTGATCTATGTGAGCGGGGGAACGGTTAACGCCAGCGTGGGGGGGTGCTGGGTTGGGGGAGGTTACGGGCCTGACTGTAATTTCAATATCTACGGCAATCAGGATCCCGAGATTCAGTGGCGCTATCGTTATCGAAACTCATCCACCGGAGCTCACTCGACGGTCAGTCCCGAAACGCGCAATGGTGAAATACTTCGCCGGCAGGGAATTAATTTGACCGCTGCGGCCAGCAGTGATGCACAGGTTGATTATGTGGACTGGGAGCGCAGAGGAGGTTCAAACCCGGACTGGCATTACGTTGGCTCGCAGCCTGTGGCCCTAGGCTACACATTCACCGACACCGTAACCGAAGCAGCAGCACAAATCGGCGATCCGCTGGAGGTTACATCTTATCAGCCATGGCCGGTAACCGATGTCCCGCATTCCGGGATGGCTCTGGTGGTCGGAACTTCGGTGGTTTATGAATCGGGAGATGAGTTCAATCCGCGCTGGCTGAGAGGCACCGAAATCATCATTGGCGGTAATACATACAGTCTGTTCCAGCCGCCAACAAGCGACACGACGCTGACGCTGGCGCAGTCCGTTCCGGGGACTCCGGGAACGATTTCCTTCTCGGTCCCGGAAGCGACAATCGAAGGTCAGTCGTTGTATGCGGGATGGCTTGATGAGGCCAACAACCGCATCTGTGCCGTGGGGGACCCTCTGAATCCCGGCCTGATGTATTTCAGCAACAACGACAACCCCGACGGGGCCTCCGACAGTGGTTATATCGAGGTCACCACGCCGTCAGAGCCGTTGCTAAACGGATTCTACGCCGAAGGCAGCAACTACGTGTTTACGTCTTCTTCGCTGTACCGGGTCGAGTCCACTCCGGGACAGGCTAACCCATACACCAGTTATCGACTTGCAGGGATCGACGGGCTCGCCGGCCCGTGGGCCTTCGATGCGCAGCGCTTCATGTTGTTCTGGTGGGGTCCCGACGGGATCTACATGTACAATTTCGGTGCGCAGGCGGTGAACATTACTGCACCGGATTTGTATCCGTTATTCCCCCATTCCGGCCAGTCCGGGCAGCAGGGTATTCCCGGAGTTCCGGTAAGCATCGGTGGCCAGACAATTTATCCGCCCGATTATGCCGAGACTACTTCGCTTCGGGTGGCCTACAGCGAGTCGTTTGTGTATTGCTCTTATCTGAACAATGCCTTGCTTTCCAACTACAACGAAACGCTGGTTTTTTCGCTGGACTCCAAAGGGTGGAGAAAAGACGCTTACAGCCCGAATGTGACCAATTTTCTGCTGGAGAGAGGAGTTCCTAATCCGCTGCTTCTGGCGGGCGGAAGCGACGGTAATCTGTATCAGGTTTCATCCACAGCGACCGCAGACGCCGGAGGAGCTATCGCCTGGGCGGTTCTACCGCCTGCGCAAGACGCCGGCGACAGCCGCGCCAACAAGCAATGGGGGGATCTGCTGCTGGACTACAGCACCGCTGCCAATGCCAATGCTCCGACGCTGGCGGTTTTCTGGGACGACCTTCTGGTTTCGGGACCGACTCCGGCGGTTGCTTTGTCCTCGTCGAGAACACAGAAGGTTCTCGATCTGATAACTCCCCCGCAAACCAGTGATACCCTGATTATTCATCGCAACATCACTACGCTGATCTCCGGAACGGGTCCGATCTGGCTTTACGAATGGCAACCGTCGTACCTTCCGTTGCCCGAAAACACCACCGCACGCGTGGGGGACTGGCAAATCGGAGGACAGCCCGGTTATAAGTGGATCAATGGTGTGGTGATCCATATGGACACCGGCAACATCGCCAAGAGCTTCACAATCGAGTACGACAATCAGGTATCTACTGCGGCAATCACCGTTCAGCATAACGGTGAGCAAAGACTGCCGTATTACTTCGCTCCGATCTACGCCCATGAAGTCCGGCTCGTCCCGCAGGACGATGTGGTTTGCCGGGACTGGCATGATGAGGCGTGGATTTTCAACCCCGAGCCGGAATACGGGGGAGCTCTGGCGGTCAACTGGGTGAACGGAGGTCAGGAAGGGTATAAGTGGATCAACGGGATTCTTCTGCATGCCGACACCTACAACAACGCCAAGGTCATTCAGGTTCAGTTTGATGGCAATGCCGGCCCGACGGTAAACATCACCATTCAGCACAACGGCGAGGAGGCTTTACCGTACTACTTCACTCCCGTTTACGCCCACGAGATGAGAATTGTCCCTCAGGACGCAGTGGTTTGGCGCTATTGGCCGGATACCGCCTGGATGTTCAACATGGAGCCGGAGTACGGTGGGGCACTGGCCGTGAACTGGGTGGATGGAGGAACCCCACATTACAAGTTCGTGCAGGGCTTCCGTTTACATGCGGATACGTTCGGCCAGAACAAGCAGATTCAGATCCTCTACGAAGGCGGGATTGCAGGACCCGTCCTGACGATCAACCATAACGGTGAAGAGACGCTTCCGTATTCGTGGACGCCTCCGTTCAAAGCTCATCTGATGTATATCAAGCCGCTGGATAACGTCCCCTGGCGTTACTGGCCCAATACAGAATGGGTCTATGAGATCGAACCAGAGCCGGCGAATTACTGGATCACCCAACCTACGGCGATGGGACAGCAGGGCTATCTGCATACACGAGAGATGTGGCTGGCGTTCGCCGGCGCCACTGCCGGGGGTGTGGTCAGCGTGATAGTCGACGGAAATCTGACGGTTTTAGCCACTCTTCCTACCGCGGCATCACCGGTGAAGAAATACTTCCCTCTGCCGCCGCTGAAAGGGCTGTACTGGCAGCTCACCGGATCGGGCACAGGATTGCAGTTCTACGAAAAGGATATCGAGTTTCTGGTGAAGCCGTGGGCTTCGACCGGTCCCTATCAGAGGGTAAAGCCATTCGGCGACGTATCCGGTGGTGCCGGAGTATCGGGAGCGAAAATCTGATGGCACGCAGAGCCGGTCCTCCTCCGGTAGGAATTAACCCGAATATTCCTCTTCCGATACAGCGTGATCTCCGCAAAGTTGCCGATTTCGCTTTTGATGCGCAGAGCAGGGCAGAAGCAGCCCAGGCGACAGCAGCAACAAAGTTTGGCAAAGAAGACCTGCTGGAGATCGCCACGGCCGTGCGTGCGGAGTTTCAACCTGGCGGCGAGGTCCCTTTCAGTATCACCGGGCTTCTGGGGCAGGCGGCGCAGCCGCAGATCGCGGGTCTGCCTACGCTGACGGCGCTTCCCATCGCCGGGGTTTACAATCAGGTCAACACCGCTGTGGTGGTGAATGGCGTGCTGTACGTGTATGCACGTCCGATAGGGAATCCTTCAGCACCTCCGGCGTGGACGCCGGTGTCCGCAGTCACGGTGATTGAAGACACCCATGCCAACCGCGTATCTCTGCCTCAGTATGCCGCCGCCAACTACCCGGCCGGACCGCACTTTGGAACGACGTTTTTCTGGGAGACAAACTCAACCCTGACTGACCGTCAAAGTCTCTATGTTGTCCAGCAGATCAGCGGCGTAAATAAGTGGGTTTTCGTTACCGGACTCTACCGTGATGTAATCGGCAACATTCCAACGGATTTGGGTACGCTCGATACTGGTTTCCTGTTCAGAATAACCGGGCAGTCACTTACCCTCCGTTGGCTTGGGACCGTGTGGTCTTACGACTCCGGCATCTACATAGGCACATTTTCGGCAGTCGTTTCATTTGCGGCAGCACTTTCCGGCGTAGGAGCAGGGCCGCCGGCCTTTGATTCCACCTACGAACACAACTGGATATGGAACGGCTCAACGTTCATTCTGAACGGCGAGAGTTCCCAGCAACGGGTCATGACGGGAGGATCCGCCCCCCAAGGCGGCGTCTGGTATCCGTGCGATGGGGGAACTTATACGTGCGTAACGTCACCCATTGGCACCGCGAGTATACCTACTCAAAACCTGAACAATCCGGTTGGAACCCCACCCGAGCCAGCCCTGCTGATGACTGGCGGAACGGCGGCGCTATCTCCAGCGACAGCACCGAAATGGGACGCCGCGGCGGTTACGGACGATGAAAGCTCGCATGCGCACAGTGTGGGAGATACAACCGCAAATATCACCACCGTCGCCGGGGCCACGACGGTGGTAACCAGCGTGAACGGAACGACAGGCCCCGGGAGCGCGCACCATCACGCGCTAAGCAATGCAAACGCGAAGATCAACCCGCCGGGCGTGGCGAACGGCGGTCTTGCACAGTATTATGGAACGAGTTGGTTTATGAGGGCATGATGAGATTGTTAATTGGTTTTCTTATAGCAGCGGCCGCTTATGCTCAGTCCTACTGCCGGGTGTGGAACTGGGCTGAGCAGGGTAACCAGACCATTGCGGTTCTCGGGTATCAGTCCTCTCCGACAACGCCGGTCCAGGCGTCCTACCCCAACGCCACGATTACGGTTTTCACCAGCGGATCACAGAGCATCGCTTCAGCGACATACGTGAGCGGAGGGTCATTCACCGGTGCCCAGGGTTCCACAGCCACGGTCGCGTTCCTGGGTGTTCCGTTATCCGCGGGCAGCGGAGCCATCGGAACCCTGACACTGACGGGAACCAACACGGTAGCTCCGGGTACGCCGATCGCCATCAATGCATCGGGCAGCGGGTTCCTCAACCCATCGGTCAGCGGTGTTTTGAGCAACGGGACCGCAACTGCTTCGGGAACCATTGTTTTGAAGAGTGTGATGACCGGCACGCTGGCAACGATCTATTCGGACAGTCTTGGAAACCCACAAACGAACCCGTTCACTCTGACTGCCGGAAGCACAGCCAGTGGCAACGGCTACTCATTCTTCTACGCGCTGTGCGGGGCGCATGTAGATGTTCAGATTTCAGGAACCGGGGTTCCCGTACCCTTCACTCTGGGAGACATAATCGCTGGCGGAGGAGGAAGCAGCGGAGGAAATTCGGTAACGATATCATGTCCCGCTACAGGTGGTGATGTGGCTCCGGCAATCAATGCCGCGATCACTTACATTCAATCAGGCAGTGGCAGAGGTGGAGTGATATCGTTTACGGGAAGTTCGCAGACATGTACCATTGGCTCAACCGTTGTTATTCCTGCTGGCATCACGCTGAATGTTCAGAGCGCCCAACTATCCAGCACGATAAATCCGGTGGTTCAGTTGGGCGGAAACTATTCCGCACTGGTCGGAGCACCTGGGGGAAGCGCTGAAATAAGTTCTTCGTGCACAACCGGGCGAGTCGTGTTCATTTCAAGCAGTATACCGAATAACGCAGTCTGGCATCCCGAGGTCTCCAATCTGCACATTGACGTAACGGGAAGCGCGGGAAGCTGCAATGGTCTTGAAGCACAATCCTGGTACGGACATTATAACGATCTGTACATCACACACTCCGGGGCTTCAGGAGGACTGGGCACAGGCAATGCCGTAGTGCTGGAGGATCAGGACCCGTCAGGAAACGGCGTCGGAGCTTATCTGAACAATTTCACGAACCTGCGAGCCGGAGATAATCCCGGAGGCGTTCCTATGGGCTTCGGAACGGGGATTTTTCTGCACAATGAAAACGCCGCATGGGGAGTCACCCAAACCAATTTCTTCAACACATACTCGACTTGGAACAACGTGGCGCTGAAAACGCAGGCTACCACCAGCGTGCAGGTTCGCTGGACCAGCTTCTTCGGAGGAGGCCTGTCCTACAGCAACAGTGACAATGTGCAGTTGTCAGGCAGCGACCAGATTTCGTTCCATGGCGTGGACAACGAGGGCTCTGCAACCGGATACGGGATCAACTGCAACGGCTCAAACGGTGAGTTGTACGCAGGATTTGGCAGTTCCTTTGGAAATAACTCACTGGGGACCTATGCGGCAGCGTGCAGCGATACGGACGGTTTTGGTAAATCATGGGATGCCAGCGATCATGCGGGAGTTGACGAAGAAACGATCCTGTTCAACGGAAGTCTTCAGCGGCTGAAAATGCAAAATCTGGGTTACACCACTCCGACCGAGATCGGCTACCACTGGACCGGGAATATTTGGGAAATCGGAAATAATCTTAAGCGCATTTCAAGCACCCAGGCGAACCTCATTGATCCAACGCAGGGCGGCGGTATTCTTTCCATGGGTCTGGGTTCGCTTTGCTGGTATACGGCAACCGCCGGAAGCAATCCCAGAACCCTCACGCAGGTGTGGTGTTCGGCTCCGAATATGGTTGCCTCTTCCCTGCAATCGACTGGTCTGACGACTATCGGAACAAACCTTCAATTTGGAGCGGTTGGTTCTCATATTCAGGAGGATGGGGCAAACGCCGACGCATCAGGGAAGTGCGGCATCAGCGGGACCACCTGCACCTATACTTTCAATACGCCCTATACGTCGAATGCTCCGGCATGTACGGCAAGCGATGAGAACAATCCGGCTCCCGTTCAGGTTGCGGTGAGCACGACGGCGGTTACGTTCACAATCGGGACCGGTGGAGCAAGCGGAGATAAGATTGATTTCCATTGCTTTGGATACCCGAATTAGATGAGAGCTCGAATTACGATCATGCAGCTTTACCTTCTTCCCGGAAATTTCACGCGCCCTGACAAACTGCATTGTCTGCGATTGTGGTTGTCAGCAGCGATTGTTAGCGCATCTCTCTGTGCTCAGAATGCAATCCCGGTAGTGTCGGCAGCCAATCCCGTACAGGAGGGGCAGCCGTCAATCGGGGCCACCTGCATCATTCCCTCGCCTTTCTATGTAAACCTGAACACCGGCGCAATGACTTCGTGCCAGCACGTGCTCAGCGGGTACGGCGTGTGGACGGGGATATCCGGTTCGGGGAGCATTTTCGCCTCCTACCAGTTCGGAACGCAGGCGGCGCTTACCGGGACGGGGCTGTACCTGCAAACCACTTACCCGGCGATGTTCACGACCACGCAGACCGGCTCGGGAACGTCAGGAGCGCCCTATGTGGACGCGATCACGCTCACGTCTCAGAACGCTAATCAGGTGTTTGCCGCCCCGAACGGCTCTGCCGGTGCTCCTGGATTCAGGGCGCTCGTTGGCGCGGACCTTCCATTGCCTACAGCCAGTACTATCGGCGGTATCGAATCAATTACGGAAGCCACCCATAACTGGATTTCGTATATCGATACTTCCGGCGTTCCGCATCAATCTCAACCGGCCTGCGGTGACCTAAGTAACGCGGGCACCGCGTGTCAGTCTAATACCTCGGCATTCCAGGCTGCTGCTGCTTCTGCGGTTGACCTTGGCGGTTCCTCCACTCCATTCCGCTATCTCTACCTATACGGCGGGGGCTCGTTCGGCTCGAATGCCTATCAGTTTCTTGGGACCCCTACAGCCGCGCGAACCTTCACGCTCCCGGACGCAAACTCGAATCCAATACAGGGAATCGCCAACCCGAGCGATACGGAAGTTGTTAACTACATCGATACCAGCGGCGTTCAACATCGCATCGCGCAAAGCGGCGGGGGCACCGTCACCGTAGTAGGCTCCGGGTCGCTCACAAACACGGAATGCGTCACGGGCGGCGGGACAACCACAATCCAGACACCAAGCGCGAATTGCACCGTGGACTCCAGCGGGAACCAGACTGTCAACAGCCTGCACACCGGCGGTGCTTCGCCGACCGACAGCGGCAGCGCGGTTTTCAACGGGATATCGAGCGGCGCAGTCGGTATCGGAGCTGCGGACGCGGCGGGAGCGTCAATCCTCTACGTTCTTCCGAGTACGAACGGGCTGGCCAATCAGGCTCTTATCGACACCGGCGCGACAACCTGCCCGACGCTTCCGGCGGGGTCTCCGACAGTCTGCCACCTGCTGCAGTTTGTCACGACGGTCGCCTCGGCCACGACCGCAACTAATGTGGCCGGCGGTGCGGTGGGTTCGCTTCCCTATCAAAGCGCAGCAGCAACTACACTGTTTGTTTCCGGCAATACGGCGGCTACCGATGAGGTCCTTGTGAGCCATGGAACCGGTTCAGCCGCGCAGGCACCTACGCTCACTAATACCCCCGCACTTGGCGGGGCCAATTTCACAGGAGTTCCGCTTGCCAGCATCATCAACGGCACGCAGGGTGGTTTGGTTGCGGGCGGCGGCAGTGCGGCTGCCCCTCAGGTTGGCGCGGCGGGAACAGCGAAGCAACTTGCACTATCGGGCGGCACGGGAGCACCGACATTCATCGACTTCCCTGAACGCTACATGATCCCGGCGGCGAACTGCAACAACGCAACGGCTGGAGCAGGGTGGTCTATCGGATCGGGCGGCACGGTGACCTGTCGCGCGGGCACCAATAATCTCGGCGGGTTCGTATCAATCTCAGACACGGCGGGAACGTTCGCGCAGTTCATGGTGAGTATCCCGGCAGATTGGGACACGAGCACATTGCCATATGTCGGTGTTGGATTCGAGGTTGCCAGTGACACTACCAGCGGGCACACCGTCATTCCTGAAGTGGCGATCTCCTGTCCAGGCGCAGTGAACGGCACGGTTTCTGATGACCACGCACTGACCGGATATCTCGCGCTTACCACGGTCACTCTCGGCGGGAGCGCCGTTGCGCACGGGTTCTACACGACCTCAATTCAGCTTGATTCGACGCGCATGAGCGGATGCGTGGCAGGTGGGTTCATGATCGTCTCGATAGGCAGGGCCACGGATACAGCAACGGGGGTGACCGGGTTCTACTATGCCGATGTGACCTTCCCGAGACTGCTAGCTGTACAGGCTAATTAACATGCCTCATTCACTGATCGCCATTCTCTGCTGGCTGTTTGCTGGGCAGTATGTGCCTTTCTCGTTCACTCCGGCTTCATCCAACAGTTTCACTCCGCAGAACCCCCTGACAAACTACACTTCAAACTGCGGCGGAACATCGGGGGGAACCTGCGCCACGGGATCACAGCCAACCGTGCCGATACACGTAACACGTCTCGTCGGATTCTGGATACTCGGGAACGGCTGTCCTACGGCTGGCACAACTGATGTGACCAGCACGAACGGAGACATCTGGACTAATAATGGCGGGACATACGATGGGGCTACCGGTTATGCAGTATGCGTCGCTGGGGTAGCAAACTCTCTCGGCGGAACGAATGACATCGTGACCGCATCGGTGCCAACCGGAGCTGCCCGAGGCATTTCCTATATGGACCTGACGTGGATGGGGACCACACCCACGTTGTCTTTTGTTTCAGCCAATACAACAAATTCAAGTCCGTGGGCGCTGGTAAATCCCTCGATATCCACAAATTCCGCAATCCTTCAGGTGTGTGGCGTCGCCACGACTGGTTCGTACACAAGCGTGACAGGCGGATACGCTGGCGTGGCAGGTTCTAACCCGGCGAGCCGTTATAGTTGGTTTGTCTACAACACGTTAGTGGGCACGGGGAATGTTACGTGGCCGAGCACGACTGCTCAGAATTGCGCGGCAGTAATAGCCTACCAATAACATGAAACCTGTCATCGTTTTCCTTCTCTTCGCGGTCGCTCTCGGCGCGACGACCTGCAACATCACGACCACCGGAACCATCCAGTCCGACGGCTCGGTAAGCGGGTCACCAAACCAGGGCGACGTGTATCAGATACAGGGGACCAACACCGGATACGCCTACGTAGACGATGACGCGGTTGCCAACGGTACTCTTGTTGTCACTTCGCCGAGCGGCGGGCACACTGTAACGACAGGATTGTTCCTGCTGAACCAGCATTCAAACGGCGGCACGAATACATTCGCCGCACGTATTGCGGCGGGATACGTGGCGCCAGGTTCGTGGATGGCCGGGGTGTGGACATGGCAACTGAATTTCTCGGACGAACTAAGCAACACCTGCACAGCAACCGGATCGTATACGGTCGCCTCAACATGGAATGCTGCGAATGGCTTCCTGCGCCAATACCCCGGAACGACCAATCTCGTCACCGATGGCAATAATCAGGCATTCTGGGGTCTGGGGGGTCAATGGGTTGCGCCTTGGAACAGCAGCCCTTCATATTCCGTTTCGCCTAATTACGCAGGCACTCCTGCCAGCGCGATGGTGACCGTGAGCGGAACTGCCGTTACGTGGTCGAGCGGTGCACAGTTCTCCACCCAAACTCTTTCGGCGGGGGTCTACAACCAGATTTACATTTGCCCGACCGGTCCGTCAAGCTGCGTCTACTATGGCGGTCCCGGCGTAGTAGTCAACAACGCTACTTCCCTGACCCTCCCATCAAGCGGCGGCACCTATTCCACTCCGGTTCCTGCATACCTTGGCTTTGTTCGTGATTTCGGTTCAGGAGGAGGCCGCGCCATAGATTATCAGTCCACCTTTACGCAGGCAGCACAATTCATGAAGCAGTGGGGTGTTAACCTCACTCGCTTGTCGGACCTCAATAATCAGCCGGAAGGCATTGGCGGGACGTTCCTCGGAACAGGCTACAACACTTACAACTTCAATATGAGCGGGAACACTAACTGGGGCGCTCCGCATATCGATTCAGTGCTGGCTGCAATGCACGCGGCAGGAATCCATTTGAATATGGGTCCAATAACAGGGTTCAGCGGTGCCAGTAGTATCTGTCCAAGCTACGTCTGCACATCCGCCGAGCAATCGAACCTCCAGCATTACATTGCTTACGTTTCTGCCAGGTGGGGAGCATTTTCGGACTTCTATGAAATAGCTGCCGAGATGCATCCGACGCAGACCTGGGTTGATCATATCGGTGCTGCCCTGGCCACCGGAGTAAGCGGCATTGCCGGAGGAAATCCCGCGGATCCATACGGTCACTTCATCACGGTGTCCGACTGGCCTCCGTATCAGACAGGCTCGCTCCAGTACGGTCCCGGCACATCGACGCCCGACGCCTACATGAATCAGATTTCCATGGACAACGTGGACTCGATGAACGGGACGGCGATCTACTCGTACGCCAGCAGTGGGTTCGGGTCGCCGGGGACCTATTACTGCGGAAACCAGAGTCCTTTACTGCCGAGCAATCAAAGCGAGGGTCCTTCGGGACCAAGTGCAGCTCCTCTCCCCGGAGGAAGCGGCGTGCTCGGAACCTATCCCGCAACCCAGAGTCCCGCTGTTCCGAACGATGAAGTAAACGGCGCGCGGATCGTTGATGAATTCTTTTCGCTGTGCGGAAAATCCACGGCTACGGCTTTCAATTTTCTGAGCGATTTCTTCCCGGTCAATTCAAGCACTCCGTTCATCGCCGAGACATGGCTGGACTTCACCCTGGGCAAGTACAACATCGGGAACTTCATGGTCGGTCTGGATCCGGCTGCCGTTCCGATCTCGGTTACTCTGGGCGGCGGCTGTGCGGGGGCTGCCTGTAATACTACCGGTCTTGGTTCGACTAACCACATGCGCTTTGGTATTCTCAGTTCGACCGGAAACGCCACAACCGGCGTGCCCAACGCGGTGACTAATCCTACGGTAACCCTCACGGTCCCCCAGGCGTCCATGACGGGGGCCTGGGTGTTGCCTTCGACCGGGGCCACGCTCGCCACGTTTACAACTTCCGCTACGGCTGGTTCCCAGAGCTTCACTTACACCGGGACATTCAATGTGGACTTGTGGCTCCAGTTGGACGCCCCCACCGCAACAGTCACGCTGAACGGAGTGAATTACAACCTTCAGCAGCATCCGCGCGTGATGCTCGATGGTCCGAGCGGTGCTCTTTCGACAGCCCTGCAGAACACCGCCACCAGGGCGAACGTCAGCAACATCGCTTACGCGGCCCTGCAGACCCAGACTAACAACTACGTTTCGCAGGGCTATCAGAACCCCATGACCGACTACGCTCTGTGGTCGGACACTGGCAGCAGCAGCTACAACGCCTATCCCGGCAACAACACTCTCATGTGCGCCCTTATGTGGTGGGCACAGGGCGGCCCGAGCCAGTCGCCCATCGATCCGAATGGCTACCTGGCCTGCGCCGAGTACGGCATCGAAAATGCCATCCGCATCGTGGGGAACAGCGCGGCATGTCCGACCGGCAGCAACTACTGCGGCCCGGTCTCCGCCGGCGAGCGCACCAACGATACTGACTATGTTCGGCAGTACATCATAGCCTATGCCCAGGCGTATTCCATCATTCGCAGTCAACTGACGACCGGGCAACGGCAAACATTTGCCAACTATATGCTGAACGACTGGACGGCTTCGCAGGGTGGAATAGACACGACAGCCTGTACACCCCAGTCAGTCACCCAGGGAACGGGAACTCTTTCGACAAGCGGCTCCAGCCAGACGGTGACCATTACCGGCGGGACGACATCTCAGATCGGAGTCGGATACGTAATCTTCAACACTACCAGCACCGTGGGTCCAGGCTTTCAAAGTCAGTGGTCCCCTGCCACTGTCGTAACCGGGATCACCAACTCGACGACATTTACGGTCAGCAATTCCGTCAACATCCCGTCAGGACTCTCGTTTCCGCTTATCTATTCGCCGCCATGGACGACCGGAAACTGCGGCATCGTCTGGTTCATGAAGCATCACTCGGCCAGCCCGCCGATTGCGCCAAACTATGTGGGAAATTATAACAGCGGCGGCGGGGATCTTGCTCCTGATTTGAACCTGAACCTGACCGGTATTATTGGCGAGTTAGCCATTGGTGACGCTTTGGCCGACGACGACCCCCGTGCCGTCACGCTGTTTGAGCAGGCATACAACTGGTACTACGCGAATCAGTACGGATTTTATCTCTCGGCGGACACTGGGTTTAGTTCGTCCGGTAACGCCTACTCCAACGCACGCACGCATCGGTTCAAGCATCAGGTGTATGAGATGATCCAGAAGTCCGTTATCAGCGGACCGAACCTCGGTGGCCAGTATTTGACGCGGGAAATTCCTTTCGAGTTCATGGGGATGTTACCGGATTCGGTGCAGGGCAGCACTTACGATGTGATCCCGTTCCAACAGGCCGACGCAAACAAGTGGGGAACCGGATCGGGCGGAATTGAGACACTGTATACGATTGCCGGGATTCAAAGCACAGACCCCAGCACTCCATATCTCAACTACTATCTGATGACAAGGCGCGGCGACTATGTTGCTTCGAGTATGGGATCGAGCACAAGCTGGTCCGAACCGACCGTCTACGCTTATATCTTTATGGACCCGGCGGCTACGCAGACGAACATTACCGGTTTTTCTACGCAATACCTTTTCAATGACACAGAATACTCAACCTGCGTCAGTCTCGGACTAACCTGCTACCCGAACCAGACATGGTCACAAGTCCTGACCCGTTCGGGATGGTCATCAACGGACGACGTGGCGATGCTGGAGGCGGGATGGACCAACGGGTCAGACCACAGTTCCGGCGATACATCTGACGGCATGGGCAACTGGGGGGATTTTCGTATCTACCGTAACAGTGCGTTTCTGCTGGCCGACGACACCGGAGCGCAAACGGATCATACGAACAGCCCCGAACAGATGAACATGATCGAACTGGGCGCGGGAGCGAACTGGGCCCAGGGAACCACATATGAAAACTGGCCCACCCCATCTTATGATGTGTATTGCAGCAACGGAAGCGGGGGCGGCGGGTCTCGCTCTTACGGCGGCACATACGGCGGTTGCAACGCACCGATCCTGCGCTGGGCTTCGACCGATCCGACCGGAGACAGTTCGAACCGGTACATGTACGTGATGACGGACATGAAGAATGTCTACAATCCAAATAACATCACGAGCGCTCCGGTCCGGGTGCAGCGGCACATCATGCACTTCAAGAAGCCTTCCTATCAGGATTACTTTGTGGTTTATGACGACGTAGCGACGGGAGCGGCAACGACCATTGCAGCGCTGTGGCAGTACGGGCTGTGCGCCTGGGTTCCCGGTCAGGGTTCCAGTTCCCTCGGAACATGCGGGACGCCGGCCTCGGTAATCAACTTTTCGGGAAATACAGTCAGCGACACGCAGGCAAGTTCCCAACTGAATTCGACTTTCATCTATCCGGGCGCGGCAGGAACGCTGATCAATCAGGGCAACACGTACACCGGGCACAACATCCCCACCGGCCTCACCAACCGTCTCTACTCCTGCCAGGGTTCGAGCGGGACCTGCAATACTTCCGCAACCAGCTTCGAGGAGATCGTGGTTCACCAGCCGGTCAACGGCACCGGAACCATGCCGACGCTCACCGCGCTGACATGTTCAGGGACCGGAGGAAACTGTGCGGCACAGCAGATTGCAGACAGCGGCTATCCGCGGGTGGCGATGTTTGCGCGCCAGGGCGTTTTATTGACCGGCGCGAGCTTCACGAGCACGCACAGCGGTACGGCGCAGTATCTTCTCGCGGGGTTCGCGCCGGCCTCGTACAACGTCACGGTGGGCGGCAGCGCGGTAACGGGATCTCCGTTCACGGTCAATTCCGGTGACAACACGATCTACTTTGAGAGCACCGGCGGGGCGGTAGCCGTCTCGCAGGTTGGCGGCGTCGTAGTGCCCACGGTGACGACCACGACGGTCTCAGGTGTCACCTCGTCAGGCGGAACTACCGGGGGTACCGTAACGAGCAATGGCGGGGCATCGGTGACGAGCGAGGGAGTCTACTACGGGTTGTCTTCGCCTCCCGGCACGCTGTGCGCCGCCGGGGGAACGAGTTCACCGTTTACGGTTACGCTGGGAAGCGGCGGATGTACGGCGTTGAGTCCGAACACGGGCTATTATTATCAGGCTTGTGCGACCAACTCGGCGGGGCAGGGCTGCGGGAGCATTCTGAGCTTCACAACGCTGGTTTCTGCCGCTGGTCCGAGTGTGACCGTAAGCGGCGCGGTAAAGTTGAGCGGTAACACGGTGTTTCACTAAGCATCGCACATACGTCCATTGGGGCAGGCAGAATCGGCGCACTACCGTTCATTGCCTTACACATGCTCCCTGATGTAAACTTCACCCATGGGCGCACCAGCTACCGGATACCCGCTGCAGCCACCTGCTTATATCGCAGGTACGATCACCATCAGCGCGGCGCAGGCGAACACGCCGCAGCAGCTGCTGGCGCTGATTCAGGCGCAGCTGGACGCCAATTGTCCCGGCGTATGCCGGGCAATGAGCGTGCAGATCGACAACACCGTGCTGTACGGCGGCTGCCAGTCGCAGGGCGGTACTTCCACCGCTCTCAGCACGAGCAATTACGGCTGGGAGCTGACCAGCACTTTCCCGATAAAAACATGGGGGAGCGATTTCCCCGGATCGCAGGTTCCCATCGGCAACATGCAGATTTTCATGGCCGCCGGGACATTTCACGTCGAGGTACTGGTTTAAAGCCATTCCATGAGCGGGTCACCCAGTCCCGGCAGCGGTTTGGCGCTGGAGCCGATCAGCGGCAACAGCCTGACGCAGTTCATCAGATCCATCGAAGGGCTCACCGGGACGCAGGGACAGAACATCCTCGGGCAGGGATTGCAGGAGGAACAGTCCGGCATCAACGCCGCCGGTCCGGCACTCAGTTTCCTGACCAATCTTGTGAAAGGCGACCAGGCTGATGTAACGCAGGCCGCGCAGCCGCAGATCGACCAGATCACCCAGCAGTTCGATGCGATCCGTAACATGATATCGCTGCAACCGCGCGGCGGCGGCAAGACTACCGCGCTGGCGGAAGCGCCGTTTCAGAAGGCCGGCGATATTCAGCGCACCGAAGGCGCAATGCGCACACAGGCAGCCGGGCAGCTTGGCAACCTGTCTGTACAACTGGCTAATCTCGGTTTGGGCACCGCCGGTCTGGGCGAAGGGCTGGAATCGCTTTCGGCTACCACCGCACTCACCAAGGAAGGGCAGGATTACAGCCAGCCATCGGCGCTGACGCAGGTACTGCAGGGATTGTCGTGGGCGACCGGCGCGGCCGAAACCGGAGCGCAGATATCGCAGTTGATCTAGTTATGTAGACTCTACAAAGGAACCGCACACAGGACCTCCTTCATGGGCGCACTAACACAGTTGATCCAGATGAAACGCCAGCAGGAAGCGCAGGGCGTGGTGGATTCGCTCGCGCCGTCGCAGTTCATCCTGAAGAGTTTCGAGAAAGACCCGTCGAGCGTGGACCCGACGGTGCTGGAACAGGCGTTGAAGAACATTCAGGAAATCGGCAACGCCGAAAGTGGGCAGTCCGGTGGCGCAGGCGGAAAAGGTGGCAAGGGTAAAGGCGGGGGCGCGGGCGGTAAGGGCCTCGGCGATCTGTTCGCCAACATCGCATCGTTGGGTATCGCGGGCGTGCGCAAGCAGGAGCTGTCGCGACGCGAGCGAATGCAGACCGCCGAAACCGACGTGGCCCGCAGCAACCCGCTGTTGAAGTTGCGAACGCCGGAAGCCCGGCAGGAGATCGCCTTGCGCATGCAGGCGGTCGAAGCCGCTGAACAGCGCAAGCAGCAGCGGATCGCCGATCAGGAAGCGTACGAAGACCGGGTGAAACGCGCCGATGCCACCGGGGTTACCGGGCGCGACCGCACCGAATACCTGCTCACCGGGAAGTTTCCGACCGGCACCGGTGCCACCGGGGGCGCGCCGCGTGTAGTTTACGGCAAGATCAAAGGGCAGGAAGCCGAAGGCGTGCAACCGTTGTCGTTCAACCCGCGCGACCCGAACGGCTATATCGACGTCAACGGGCGCACTTACACCAAAGAACAGGTGGAGCTGACCGGGCCGCCCGCGCCCACCGACCGGTTGTTCGGGCGGTCGCTTGAAATCGCCAAGATCGTGGAAGGGGAAGGATACAAGCGAGGCACCCCGGAGTACAATCAGCGGTTTGGGCAGATCGCCGCGGCGGATATCGGCACGTCGATTGCCGCGCAACAGCAACGGATGGGCATCGCCGGGTACGAATCCGGGATCGGCGCCGGGCAGGGGATACCGCCGGATCGCAGTGGGGGACCACCGGCACCGCCTGCCGCAACCGCTACGCCGTCTGCAGCACCTGCCGCAACCGCCGCCACACCTACCGCCACGCCGCCCGCGAAACCCCGGCTTACTCCGCGCACTGCAACCGCCACCCCGACACCTGCAGCCGTAAAATCCGACGTTATGACCGACCGGTTCGTGTCCATGTATATCGACTCGGTCTTCGGCAACCGTCCACCCGGTGGCGGCGCCGCCAACATCGGTGTGATCAAGGGACGCGATGCGCTGCGTAAGCGGCTGGGACTGGACCCGGTGACGTTCAGCGCGGTGATGGCTGGCGACAAGGCCGAAGTGAAAGCGATGTTCGACACGGTTGAGCGCAAGGTGGCTATCGAGCGCGTCAACAACGTGCTGGCGCTGGTGGGCGACCGCACCATCCAGAACGCGCAGCGGGTGGTAAATACGGGCAGTCCGTGGCTTACCCGTCCGTGGCGGAAGATCGAACGCGGCGCTACAGGCGACCCGGCGCTTGAAGCGTTCCTGATCGATATGAACGAGATGACCCGGCAGTACACCACGCTGACCGCCGGCGGGGCGCTCAGCAAGGCGATGCTGCCTGAAGGCGCTGCCGAAAAGGTGGAAGCGATCCTCGACCCAAACGCGACCCTGCAGGAAGCCATCGCGCAAGTACAGGAAGTCAAACAGTTTGGCAGGATGGAGCAACAGGGTTTTGCCACCACGCAGCAGCATATCGTGCAGAAGATCCTGAGCGACGTTGGCGGGCGTGGTGGTACCACGCATTTCACGGAAGGCAGTGATGCCTGGGACATCCCGGCGGACAAGGTTGACGCGTTCAAACGCAAACATCCCAACGCAAGGGCACAGTAATGCCGGACGAATTCGACCAGTACAAAGCGCGGTCGGCCGGCAGCGCATCGGGCGACGAATTCGACCGGTACCGTGTCGCTGCGGGGCCGCCCAAACCGAAACTCAAACCCAAATCGGAGCAGAAAAGTCCTGCGGCGAAGTTCGGTGGCGCATTCTGGGAGAACCTGTCCGCTGCATTCAGTCCCGCTAATGTGCTGCGCGGACTGAGCGATATGGCTATCGCTTTTTCCGGCGATCCGGCGGCGTTCAGCGAAGAGAATGTAAAACGAAAAGAACAGGTTTACGAAGGTTTGGCGGGCAGCACGGAACAGCCTTTTCGGGAGATCGCGCATGGCGCTCCCGCTGAGGGTGCCGGACATCTGCTGGGCATAGCGGCGCCTTACGCAGTGGATGAAGTTGTCGGCCGCGGGCTGGGTAAGATTGCGCGCAAAACCCTGCCCGCCGCGGCCCGATCCGTGTACGAAGCCGAACTACGCCCCGGTACGAAACCTTCGCTTGCGCAGCGCGCCGAAATGGTTGAGCGCGGGATCGAAGGCAACCTGCCGATAGAAGAGAAGTCGCTGGGCAAACTGGAAGCCGCAATAAAAGCCAACAAGGACAAGATCGACACACTA